TAGCAATCACCCGGCGCGATGCTCGATTCACCAAGATTTCGGGTGAGCGGCGCCACAGAACCGGGACGTTACCCTGGGACCAATCACCCCGACCCGACGGGGCACAACAGACAGGAGGGCAGATGTCAGCATCACCCGCAACCGCCGCAGCCCAGATGGAGTACTGGGCCACCTGCGGTCCCGGAAAACCCCAGGGAGGTGACTACAGCGTCGGATATTCCCAGCCCGACCGGTGGATGGCGTACGAGCGCTCTACGGACCTCGGCTGGCTCACCGCGGACGCCAACATGGACTGCTCCGCAGGTGTTGCCGCCGCCTGGAACTTCGCGTTCCACGCCGACGGAGAGCCCTGGAACTCCAGCGTCATGTTCCCCAGGGACACCTACACCGGCAACATCCGCGGCTACGCCACCTCTCGCGGCTTCGAGGACGTCCACTGGGACGACAGCAGCCTCTACCCGGACGGCGGCCTCCAGGTCGGCGACCTGATCCTCTCTGAGGCGGCCTCGGGAGGTGCCGGCCACGTCGCCATGGTCACCAGGAGCGGCCTGTCCGAAGCGTGGATCGCCGAGGATGGGTCTATCGATGGATACATCGGTGACCAGACCGGTTCTGAGTGCCGGTGCGTGTCCTATGAGGGCCACCTGTACACGCGGACGGCCCGTTGGACGCACTGCCTCCGCTACCTCGGCGGCACCGCGGCTCCCGCGCCCTCGACGCAGGAGCAGTCCCGCGCCAGCCATGACGGGTACGAGCTGTCCTACGTGCAGCAGGCCGTTCTGCGGGCTGCCGACAACGTCGGATGCCCGTGGTGGGCGGCGCTCGCGGCCCTGTGGATGGAGACCGGCGAGTACGGGGCGAACATTTTCGGCCACGATGCCGGCGGCGCCTACTGCGGTGGCGGCGAAGTCACCGAAAGCAAGTTCCGGGACTTCTACGCGCAGATCAGCGCCGGAGCTACGTCCAATGGGGTCGGCCCCCTGCAGGTCACGTACCCGGGGTACTTTTTCAATGACCCCGATCGAGCTTGGTGGGACCCTGAGAAGTCCGCCGAGGTCGGTTGCGGCATCATCCGGGACCTCATCAACGCGGAAGGCGACTCGTACGAGGACCTGAAGCGTGTCGGGTCCCGTTACAATTCGGGTAGCGCTTACGGCGCCTACGAGGCGTACGGCGAACCCTTCAGCGACCGGTGCAGGTCGTGGTACAACTACGGGCGCCCCGACGGCGCAGGACAGGAGGCATGGGAAATGGCTGAAGGTGTTGACCTTCTCAGGGAGATCAGGGACCTGTTCAGGTCTGGGCAGGCTGGCGACCACTTTGCCGGCGACATGAATTGGTACGCGAAGGCGACCTACGAGGAAGCCCGGGCGATCCACGCTTCGGTCGATAAGGTCCTCGACGCGCTTACCCCGGGCCAGGAGGGCGTCAAGTCTGCGGGTGCGATCTACGGCGCTGTCAACGAGATCCGCGCCGCCGTGAAGCCCACCGACGTCGAGCGGCCTGACGCGGCGAAGTGAGCCCCCACATCGTCCCGTGCGCAGCCCATTGGTTCGCCGCCGCGGCGATCCTGGGCGCGTACTGGGTCGGGCGGCTGGAAGGCCGTCAAGAAACAATGGAGGAGAAAGATGAACCTGACTGCTGAGCAGAGCGCGACCCTGACCGTGGTGGCCTCCGTGGCGTGGCCCTTCATCCAGGCGGCCCTGGACAAGCCGTACTGGACTGCGGGCAAGCGGCGCGCCCTGACCCTGGCCGCGGTTGTTCTGATCGCTGCGGGTACGCGGTTCGCGGGCGCCTACCCGGCGACCGCGGAGGCCGCTGTCACCCAGCTTCTGTCTGTTGCTGGCCTCGTGCTCGGGGCTTTCAACATCCTGAAGAGCGTGAAGATCAACGGCATCTCGATCCTGGACTGGGCTGGCATTGTTACTCCCGGCGGCGTCACCTTGCGTGACGGCGGCGAGGGCAAGCACAAGGCCTGACCAGCCCTTCCCGCAGCGGATACCCCGCCAGCTGGCCGGAACTGGCGGGGTATCCTTGTGCCCTGACCGCAACTGTTAGGAGTTTCCTCGTGGCACGTCTGACATCGGCTAGGCGCCTGCGCAAAGAAGTGATGGACGAGTGGGATCTGTCGCCCGTTGAGGTGCGGATCCTGGACGACATGTGCCATGAGGCGGAGCTGATCTCCCGGATGGCGAAAGAGCTGGACGCCGGCGACCTGTTGACGGTCGGATCGACCGGTCAGATGCGGCCGAACCCGCTGCTCGCTGAGATCCGGCAGCACCGGGCCGTGATGGCGTCGCTAGCGAAGGCGCTTCGGCTGCAGGATGACACCGACGAGGCGCGCCTGGCTCGCTCTGAGCATGCCGCGACGGCCGCTGCCGGGCGGTGGGGGCTGACGCATGGCACGTCGGCGTAACAGCACGCCGGTCGAGGCCAGCGAGTGGGATGAGGCCGAGTGGCCGGCAATCAAAGCGTGGTACAAGGAGCGGCTGTCCGGGCCAGCGGCCTTACCGGACTGCGCATGGCCGCCTGTCGCGCACGGCCCCGTGTGGACCATCGAGGGCGGCCGCTGGCTGCTGCCCGATAGCACGGTCGGCTGGGATGTGCTTGCCTGGGCTTCCTCGTCGCTAGTCGGCCCTGGCGGCGGGGCGTGGACGTTCACCCCCGAGCAGGCCCGCTTCATCCTGTGGTACTACGCGGTAGACGGCGACGGCATGTTCCTAGCCCCCACAGTCGTCCTGCAGAGATGCAAAGGCTGGGGAAAGGACCCGCTGGCCGGGATAATCGCCCTGAACGCCCTCCTCGGCCCGTCCCTGCCGGAGTCCACCCCGCACGGCGTCCGCGGACGCCGCGAGCAGACGCCATGGATACGCCTGCTCGCCGTGTCGCAGCAGCAGACCGAGAACACGATGGGGGCAATCCGGGCGATCGCGCCCGCCCAGGTGCAGTCGGAGCTCGGTATTCGCGTCATTTCCACGTACGTGCGCCCCACGGACGGATCCCCAGGGTTTATCACTGCGATCACATCGAACCCCGACGCGGCAGAAGGGTCCCGCGCCACGCTGACGATCTGCAACGAGACGCAGAACTGGACGCAGTCCAATGCCGGAGTCGCAATGATGGGGGTTGTCCGCGGTGACGCCGCGAAATCACCCCCAGACAGGCAGGCGCGCGTGCTTCACATCTGCAACGCGGCACGCGTCGGCGTTGAATCTGTGGGCCTCGCCACCCGGGAGGCCTGGGAGCAGTCCCAGGCAGGAAAGATCCGGTCATACGGGCTTATGTACGACACGCTCGAAGCCCCACCGCAGGCTCCGCTGACCGCAGACGACGCCCCCGAGGTCGTGAAAGGTGTCCGCGGTGACGCAACCTGGCTTTCCCCTGACCGGATTGTGCAAGACGTCCTCGACCCGGAAACCCCGCCGTCCGAATCCAGGAGGAAGTGGTACAACCAAGTCACCGCCGCCGAGGACGCCTGGGTCACCCGCGAGGAGTGGGACGCCTGCCGCGACCCGGACCTGCCCGCCCTCGACCCAGAAGACGAGCTCGTTTTGTTTTTCGATGGCGGCAAGTCCGACGACGCGACCGCCTTCGTGGGGTGCCGGATCTCCGACGGCGCCGTGTTCCCGCTCGGCGTGTGGCAGCGGCCGCCCGACGCCCGCGCCCACGGGTGGATCGCCCCCCGCGAGGAGATCGACCAACGTGTCCGCGACGTCCTCGACCACAACAACGTCGTCGCCCTTTGGTGCGACCCGTCTCACGCTAAGGATGACGAGACCATGGTCGCGTTCTGGGACGGCATCATCGACGGCTGGCACCGCGACTACCGCAGGAAGCTTCGCATGCCCGCCAGCAGGCAGCACGCCACCCGGTGGGACATGTCCGACCCGTCCCACGTGTCCCGGTTCGTTCGTGGCGTCAACCGCGTCTATGCGGACATCGAGGCTGGCGGCCTTCTCCATGACGGCGACGCCAGGCTCCGCGCCCATGTGCTCCATGCCCGCCGAGTCCCATCCAAGTGGGGGCCCAACATCGCGAAGAACCATCGCGAGTCCAGGAAAAAGATCGACCTTGCCGTCGCCATGGTCGGAGCCCGTATAATG